CGGCGCCTCGAACCACGAAGGAGAACTCGGGCATTAGTCCTCGCAGGTGACGACAACTCGACGCAAGCGAACCGAGTTGATGGACATTTGGATGTTGACGCCGTATCCCCTGGCTGCCGAGTCGGCTCGGAAACGGTAGATGGCTCGGATGGGCCAGCCGGTCAGACTGGAGTTGGAAACGGTGTAGGTCTGTGTGGAGGTTGTCAGCGACGGCACGTCGGCGGGAGCGGTGTCCACGACGCCGAGCGGGGTGACGGTGCAGCCGATGCCGACGTTGCCGGAAACAGCAATTTTGTCTTTGTCGTCTAGGACAATTTCGGCCATGATGTCCACGACCCGCATTGGTTTGTTGTGCCAATACTCGGCCAGGGTGGCTGTGCCGGTCGCTCCGCTGCTTGATGTCACATTGTTGGCGTAGTTGAACGAATACCCTTCTTTGCAGGGAACAGGGAAGTTATGAACGTATCTGACGAGTTTGACGCTCAGGTTGCTCATGTCTACCCAGGCGATAGCGAAGTATTCGTTGTGTGAGTTGACGGCGAACCGGGAGATGCAATGGCGGTTGGCGCCTGCGGTGGTTGATCCGGAGGATGATTTGAGGAAGCACCATACGCCGTTTTTGTCGGCGGTGTAGACCTCGCCGTTAGCCCAAGCGGCACAAATACGGCCGTCGTTCACCGATTGGACGCGTACGACTTGTTCGGCGTCAACAAGGTTGGCGAGGAAGGTGTTGGTGTTGAATGTGGCAATAGGGGATACTGATGATCCACCTAGTTCGTAGAGCCGGTTGTCAATCAAGCCGATTTTGGATGAGTCGGGGAAGATCAGGCTTCGACCGGAGATGGCTCCGTCTCGCATGCCGTCCATGACGTCAGCGATGGCGAGGATGCGCTGAATGGTGATGGACGATCCGAGGACACCCACCATCGAGTAGGCGCCTTCTTCGGTGATGACAAGGATGTCGTTCGGGCGTGGGTAGACGCCAATGATGTTGGCTTCAAATTCGTAGTAGTCGGTGGTGGCGAATGTGGTTCGGGTTGTGTTGGAGTAGTAGAGAAGTTTTTTGGTGGGACCCCACAGCAACAGTCGGTAGCCGGACAGTACGACGTTTGTTAGCGCAGCGGTCGTGGAGAACACCGTTGATACGGAGGTGTCTGATCCGGCGGTGGTGACTTTGCGAACGACGCTTTGGTCAGTTAGATAGAAGAACACAGCGTTTTCTGCGTCGTAGGCGACTTCGCCAACGAGTTTGCCGGTCAATGTGTAGGTGCTGGAGCCACCGGAAATGTAGTCCAGTTTGTCGACAATCATTTGGGAAGCGTCGCTAGTTCCCGTCCATCGGGCAAACGAATACGAGTTTTCGCCCACGATCCAATGGTCATAGATGCGAAGATCGGTATAGGTTCCGGCTGGTTTGGTGGTTGTTGAGGCCAGCGTGGTAGCAACTGGGATTAGTTCACCTCGAGGGTTTTGAATGACGTTTTCGCCAATCCATGCGTTCTGAGGTTGTGCTTGGATGCGGTCACCCATGTAGTAACCGCCGGTGAAGTCATCGTAGGTGAGTTGGAATGTGCCCATCGGCTATTCCCAGGAGGCGTAGTCGTTAGCCCGGTTGAACTTGATGCGCTTGTTGATCGTTGACCGGTTGTCGTCGTTCAAAGTGCGGAGCCAGTTGCCGTATTCCTGCATGTAGAGGCTGGCACGCTGTTCGTCTTGGCGTCGAGCACAGCAGAGGAACGCTGCGTAGGCGATGATCGCATAGTGGTAGGCGACCGGCAGAAGTGGGCTTGCGCCGTCGCTCGAGAGTGCTGGTTCGTTGCGGAAGTAGTAGAAGGTGCCGGTCAGCGATGATGACGGCACGGGGGTGATTTTGACTTGTGAACCGTAGACAATCCACCCGTAGGATGATTCGGTGCCGGAGGCGTCAAGGTAATCCTCAAAGGTGACGGGTTCGGCAACATTGCCGTTGATGACAAGTTTGTTGGCGCGCATGAAGTCCGACGGGAGAGTTGCTGCGCCGTTCACGGTGTCAAAGGTCAGCGTGGCGGTCGATGCGAGCCACCACCAGTCACGTTCGGCTGAGATGCGGTTCAAGGCGTCGTTCAGGCTGGTATTGACAAACGTGTCGGTGATGAGGGCATCACCAGCAGAGGGGATGGCGAGGCGGTCTTTGACGGCTGTGCGTAGTTCGGAACGGTTCATTAGATCACCATTGCGCTGTAGTTCTGCGCCCCATTGGAGATGAGTTTCAGGATTGGTGCGGTGCCATCACCGGGGATGGACAGGGTCATGCCGATAGCGACGACGTAGCAGTCGTCTCCGTTGACGGTCGGATCGGGGATGCCTTTGGTGGGGTCACCGAAAGTGAAGAAGATCGGGTCGCCGTTCGTGGTGCGGTTGGTCAGGATTAGGAACGAGCACGGGTTGTTGAATGTGACCGTGTCCACCGTCGACGGGGTCAGCACGGCGTGCTTGGCTGTGTTGACGGTGTAGGCGGCCATTACTTGCCTTTGCTGTTCATGGAGTGGATACGACGGTTACTGCCCTCGAGATGGCCGAGGTCACGGACGAGCGCCCAATGAAGTTTGTCGGCCAGTTCCTGACGCTTATCTTTCTCGGCCTGCTCATGAGCGTCTTTGATCTGACGGTTACGCTTCATGATGTCTTCGGCCAGTTGTTTGCCTTTCTGCCAGTCACCTTCGATCAGTTTGGTGATGAGGGTGTGGTCGCAGCGGTCGTGGGAGCAGGCGACATACGGCGTGTTGGTGGCGTCCACCATCCACACTTCGAAACGGTTGGCAAGAGGGTTGAACATGAGAGAAGCCGACGGATCGCCCCGCCAGCCTGACTCGTCTCCACGCTGAATCCTGGTTGCAATGTCGTAGACATCCCACGACACCTCAGCCATTTCAGACCCGCCCTCCACGTTGCCCATAAGGTCTATTGCGCGATTCATGGGGGTCATCCTAGACGACGAGGCCGGTCACCGTTTGGTAACCGGCCCCGTCGATTGAAGGGATGTTGTTGGTCAGGCGCCGAGTGCAAGGAACCGAACCACAACCGACGAAACATCGGTGGTGGAAGGAACCTGAGCGAGTGCAGCGCCGTCGGTGGTGGTGTCGACCCAATACAACTTGATCTTGGGTGCCGAGGTGGAACCATCCCATGCTGGGACGTAGCCGTCGGTGGTGCTCACCGACAGCCAGTCCAAGCGGTTGAGGCCAAGGTCGGCCAGCGACACAGCCTCTCCGCCCGTCGCGTACGACGAGTCGAAGGTGACCGTGCCAATGACCTGCTTGCGGTTCCCGGGGACTTCGGGTCCCCAAGTGACTGCTACGGAAGCCGCCATCTCAGATCGTCACCTCGGTGAGATCCTTGATGACGAAGTGGGCGTTGCGCTGCTTGCAGGCGAGTTCGCCGTACATGTAGAGCGTGGCCTCGTAGGCGTCGAGGTCGGGCTTACGGTTCATCACCGCTCCGTCGAGGTCCATGAACTGGAACCCGTCGCCCACCTGGTGGAACACCAGCACTTCGGGGTTGATGCCGTACAGGCGGTTGTTCGGGCAGTCGAAGTCGGCGTAGAGCGCCGTCGGTGCCTCATCGCCCTTGCCGGAAACCGACGGGCTGTAGAACTGGATGCCTGCGTAGCCACCCTTCAACTGGGTCTGCTCCATGTTGCGCTTCAGCGACAGGAGGAGGTTGCTGATGGCCAGGTTCACGCCTTCGGCCGACACCAACAGGCGGGGCTTCTTGCCCGAGTTGGTGAGGACCTTCATGATCGAACCCGTGATGAGCGACTCGGTGACCGAGCGGTTCGTGCCACCGTTGGAGTTCACATAGGACTTCCACTTCGGCTGGCTTGAGGGGTTGATCGTGTGGAGGACGGCGGTGTCGTCGACAATGGTCTGAAGACCGGTCAGTTCGACCTGTCCGTCACCGGGCTGACCCGTGTTGCTCGACGCTCCACCGGCTCCCGAACGGAAGACGTAGTGGCTGGACGAGGTGGTCACGGCTGCGCCGGAGATGGCGATGGTCTTGTTCGTCTCGTCGACCGAGGTGACGGTACGGGCCGAGGCGACGGTCGACGGGCTGGCCACGGTTCCGATGTCGACAACCATGCCGCCGTCGAAGAACAACTGGCGGAGGGCGGTCGAGCCGGTGCTCGAGGCGAGGACAACGGTGGTCGACGACGAGGTCGTTCCGCACTGGGCGATGACACCGTTGGAGGTGCCCCACAGCTGGCGGTTGACGTCCTTCATCGCGTCCTTCTTGATGCCTTCCATTTCGGCATCGAGGGCGTCGATGAATGCGCCTCGGTCGGTTACGGCCTGACGGATCGTCGGACCGGAAAGCTGGATTCGGCCGTAGACGTAGCGAACGGGCACCGGGACGGTGGCGTAAGCCTGGTTGCCTGCGGTCGGGAGGGTGCCGTTCTCGGAACGAGCGCCGACGCCGGACGAACGTCCGAGGTGGACGGCGTGACGGGCGATTCGGCCCTGAACGGTGTCCTTGCGGGTTTCGACCTGCGACAGAATGAAGTTTGCTTCATTCAGGTTGTCGAGGTATTCCTTGTAGTCATCCTTGAGGATGGCATCGACTGTTGAGAGTGATGCAGCCATGTGATTGCTCCTGTGTGGGGTTGCGAGTGAATGATTGAATCGCTACCTGTGCGAGTCGGCTCCTGCCGGTTATTCGCAGACCACATCCGTGGGCTAACGGTCGCTATGTGTTGTGCCTCATCCAAAGCACAGCGAAAGCATACACAACATGTTGTATGCGCCGTCAACGATTTGGTTTCTCCCCTTCCGCATGCCACGACACACGCGGAAGGGGACAGCAACGCCTAACCCTGAAAGGAAGGTTTGGCACCGTTGTGTTGCCGTTACGTCAGATGCCGTTGGCCTCGAGGCGGGCGAGTGCCCGTTCGCGTGGCGACATGGCTTGGCCGTTCTGGTTGACGGCCGCTACTCCGTTGATAACCGGGGCGCCCATTGACTGGGCGGCTTCGGCTCGGCGGGTGGCGATGGCTGCTGCTCGAGCCAGAATGTCGTTTTCAACTTCCTGGATGGCGGCACCAAGATCCAGGTCGGGGCGCTTGGAAGCGGCGACGATGGCGGCGGTAGCCAAAGCCGAGTCAGGCTGATAACCGTATTCGACCAGCGTCTGCTCGATCTGGGCTTCGTAATGCTGTTGGGTTTGCGCAAACTGGTATTCCTGTAGGCGCTGCTCAACCAGCTGGGCGACCTGTTCGCCGGTCAGTCCGGCCTGATACCCCTCGGTTTGTGCTTGCTGGGTGACGGCGGCCTGCTGGGCGGGGCTGACATAACTGTCAAACCTGTCTCCGGCGAGGGCACGGCCGTTGTCAACCATCCAGCGGACAGCGGTTTCGGTGTCTCCTGACGCGTAAGCGCGCACAAAATCTTGGATGGCGTTGGCGTCGTCGGGGTGGAGGTTTCCGAATGCTTGCGCAATCGGCTTGTAGCGTTCGCGTTCCTTGATGCGGTCCTGCACTTCGGACCGATACTTTGACTCCCAGTCAACATTGGTTTCGGCAGGTGCTGCCTCACCGGTCGTGCCGGTATCCACCGGCACATTGGGGGCGGTATCACTCATTGGCTCATCATCTCCATTGGTCCACCGGTTGCGCCGGTTTGGGGTTCAGGGACCATCGAACCGGCTGGTTCGTTGGCTTGCGGCAGGGCTTGTGCCCCTGGCATCTGTTGCATGAGGGCCATTTGCTGTTGGGCTTCCTCGGCTGCGAGTGTTTCGTGTGCCTGAATGTGAACGTCAATTGACTGGCGCTGTTCGGCGGTTGCAAGTTCGTATGCAGGCGTTTTGCGTTCTTTGTTGTGTTGGGCGATGTGTTTCGCATGATCGTCGAATAGGGCGGGCATGACCGGTACGGCCTGCATGAGCAGACCGTTTTCCCATTCGGCTTTTGCGGCGTCGGGGTCGGTGGTTGCCAGATAGCCCTTCGGGTCGGGTAGATCCAGCATTCGTGCCAAAGCGATGGGGTCCATGCTTTGGAATGCTTGCGGGAAACGATCCACCAGATTCGTGATGATTGACTGGGTGGCGATCTTGGATCGGGGGGCGGTGGCGTCCAACGGGACTTTGACAAGTGGGAACTCGTCAATGTCGTTGCCGCTCCACGAGAACTGCACGGTGTTGCCGGTCGGCAAGGTCAATGTCTGCGAGCGGATCATGCCTGACTTTTCGGCGTAGGCGCGATACAGCTGGAGGGTCATCTGGCCGATCTTGGCCCAAAGTTGCGATTGGTTGCGCGCCATCGGCCCCAGCGGGGTGTCGTCCTTTTCGGCTAGCACCGACAAGGCGAGGCCGGAGTTGCGGTCGCCAGGTGCTTGGCCTCGAGATACCGAGTGGGTGAAGAAAATGTCGTCCATTTCCATTTCGAGCTGTGCGGCTTCGTTGCTGATCCAACGGGGCACATCAGGTGCGGTTTGCCAATGCGGTTCACCGATTTCGCTGTTGTATTCAAGAATGTCAGCGGGGTCGGTGGTGACGGTGTCGGAATCTTCGATGGAGCCGACGGGCACCATGAGGCGGGCGTTGGCTGCTTTGCGCATGTGCTCAAGGATGGTGGAGCGGGCACGGTTGTAGGCGTACTGGATGTCTCGAGCGGGCGACAGCAAAGTGTGGCCGACCCATGTGCGTGGGATGCGACGCTGTGTGCCAAGCGCAATGTTGAGATGTTTGAACGGGAACGGCCATCCGCCTTCACCGTCACCGTAGGCGTACACCTCTTTGCCGTTGACGACATGCACCACACAACCGGGTGTGGAGTCGGTGGGCCGTTCGTAGTAGCAGTAGACGAGTGTCAACCGGGGTGGCTGGCCTTGCGGACGGCGAGATAGAAGGGTGCGGTGGCGGCTCGAAAGGGCAGCCTCGGCGTCAGGTGACGGCATCCAATCAAGCTTGTAGCGTTCTTTTACTTGTTCCGGCGGCAAAGCAACGCAACGAATCCAATAGCGGCTTGAGTCGACATCGGGGCTGCCGGGTTCGAGGGTGAACTCGGAAATGCATAGTGGTGTGAGCCGTACTCCACCGGCGGGGATTGGTGTGGCGCTGACGGGATCAATGGCAACAACTTCGCCTAGATCGGGGTCCCAGTCAACCGAAATGGCGCTCACACCACCAAAGAGGGTTTGTAGCAGGGCTTCTTCACGAATGTCAGCCCAGTCACCTTGGTATGCCTCGGATAGAAGCATTTGTTCTTGGAGTCGCTGGCGACGCAGGTTGGAGTCGTCAATGCCGGTCGGTTCGATTTCCCATACGAGCGGGCTGCGGGTCATGCGGGCGATCAGGTTGGTGACTCGAGGTCCGAACTTGTCGACGGTGATACGGGTGTACCGTTCGGCGTCGGTGGCGTAGTCCAGTTCTTGAACGATGTTGCGGGTGTAATCCCACCAAATCCATTGAAGGCCAGCGAAGTAACTGGCGTTCATCCAATAGTCACGGCGTTCTTTGAGAAGATAGGTGTCGGCCTTATTCCAAAGTTCGATGACCTTGTCCGGCTTCGGGGGTTCCCATTCGTTCACGGTCCAACTGCCTCACTTGGGTTGAGCCACGCTGCGCGAGGCTTGTCGTCTTTATCTTTCTTGCGTGGCTTCTGATTCCTTTCAGCGGCTAATACCACATCGGGATTCTTGGCGACCACAAGGTTAGTCAAACGACGGTTCTCGCGTAGGAGAAGCGCGCATACCGCACCCAAGATCAAGATGGCGATGACTGCGATCACA